GTCGGGCGCGTCATCGACGCGATCGAGGAGTACAACCCGGCGCTCACGGTCATTGACGAGGGTGGGCTTGGCTATGGCATACTTGACCGGCTGAAAGAGCAGCGGTATAAGGTTCGTGGGGTAAACTTTGGCTGGAAGGCTAAGAACCCCGTGATGTGGGGCAACAAGCGCGCCGAGATGTGGGGCGACATGCGAGAATGGCTACGCACGGCGAGCGTTCCGCCTGATCGGCTACTCAAGTCGGACTTGTGCGGGCCACACACCAAGCCTAACTCGTCGGGGACGATCTTCTTGGAAGGTAAAAAAGAGATGAAGGCTAGAGGTCAAGCGTCGCCGGATGCGGCCGATGCGCTCGCCGTCACCTTTGCCTACCCGCTCGCAAGCCGTGAGGCGCGCGACATACCAAGACGAATCGTTGCCCAGCAGGGTGGCAACGGCATGGCGAGCAGTTGGATGGGAGCCTGATGGCACGCAAGTCGGTCAGTCTGTCGGTCGGTCGTGGGGAGAAGCAGTCGGTGTCTCAGGGCGCGGGCTTGACGGCCAAGGGCCGGGCCAAGTACAACCGCGCTACGGGTAGCAACTTGAAGGCTCCCGCGCCCAGTCCCAAGACTAAGGCGGACGCAGGGCGTAAAAAGTCGTTCTGTGCGCGCATGAAGGGTGTGGTGGCTAATGCCAAGGGGCCAGCCGAACGAGCAAGAGCGTCACTAAAAAGGTGGAAATGTGGCTAAACCAGGCTTATACAGTAACATTAACGCTAAGCGGGCTCGCATTGCAGCCGGTAGTGGTGAGAAGATGCGCAAACCGGGCGTCGCAGGCGCACCGACCGCTAAAGCGTTCCGTCAATCGGCTAAAACGGCCAAAAAGAGGAAGTAATCATGCGATACGGCCCTATGGGCGTTTCCAAACGCGCTACGATTGGCGAAATGTTGGCCCAACCTTCTGCTTCGGCTGCCCAGCAGCCCCGGATGCCGATGCCGCCCCGGCGCGTGTCTGGGGACATCATCCGCACAACGACGAACTTCCGCCCCTCGCCTATGCCGATGCGCAGCCGGGGGAGAGCTCGCTAATGCCGCTCGTTAAGTCCACAAGCAAAGGCGCGTTCCGCAAGAACATCAAAGCGGAGATGCAAGCCGGCAAGCCGCCAAAACAGGCTGTGGCGATTGCGTATGCGGTTAAGCGTAAAGCACAAGGTAAGAAGCGCAAATAATGGCAAAAGACCCTACAGGGCTTAGGGGCGCCGCTCGCGTCGCCAACACGCCGACTAATCGGGGCAAGGCCGCCCGCGACCCAGCCGATGTACTGGCCACGGCGCGCTCGCGCCTTACTATGGCCCTCTCGGCGTACTCTGACAGCCGAGAAGACGAGCTGGATGACCTGCGTTTTATGGCAGGATCGCCGGACAATCAGTGGCAGTGGCCCCAAGACGTGTTGGCAACGCGCGGCTCAGTGCAAGGACAGACGGTCAACGCGCGTCCGTGCCTGACCATCAACAAGCTGCCGCAGCACGTGCGGCAAGTGACCAACGATCAGCGTCAGAATCGCCCTGCTGGTAAGGTTATTCCGGTTGATGACAAGGCCGACATTGAAGTAGCAGAGGTTTTTGACGGAATTGTCCGTCACATTGAGTACATTTCGGATGCGGATGTTGCCTACGACACCGCGTGCGACAACCAAGTAACCTATGGCGAAGGGTATTTCCGCATTTTGACGGAATACTGCGACGAAAACACGTTCGATCAAGACCTTCGCATAGGCCGCATCCGAAATAGCTTCAGTGTGTACATGGACCCGACCATCCAAGACCCTTGCGGGGCGGATGCGGAGTGGTGCTTCATTACCGAAGACATGCCAAAGGCCGATTTTGAGCGTGCGTACCCGGATGCAGAGCCAATTTCGTCGGTTTTGCAGCGCGGTGTTGGCGATCAGGCACTTTCGCAGTGGATTAACCAAGATACCGTCCGAATTGCTGAGTATTTCTACAAAGAACACAGTAAAGAGACGTTAAATCTGTACGCCGGCAGCCAAACAGCGTTTGAAGGGTCGCCTGAAGCGAAAGAACTAGAAATGCTTGGCCTTCAGCCGATCCGCAAGCGCGAAGTTGACGTAAAACGCGTCAAATGGGTCAAGACCAACGGCTACGAAATGCTTGAAGAAAGCGAGTGGCTTGGCAAATGGATTCCGGTTATTCGTGTGATCGGTAACGAGTTTGAAGTTGAAGGCCGCATGTACGTGTCGGGCCTTGTGCGTAACGCCAAGGACGCCCAGCGCATGTACAACTACTGGGTGTCGCAGGAAGCAGAGATGTTGGCCTTGGCGCCCAAGGCGCCGTTTATCGGCTACGGCGGCCAATTTGAAGGCTACGAACAGCAATGGAAGACGGCCAACACGACGAACTGGCCGTACTTAGAAGTTAACCCCGACGTGACAGACGGGCAGGGCGCAGTCCTGCCGCTGCCACAACGTGCCCCGCCACCGCTCGCCCAGACAGGCTTAATCCAAGCAAAGATGGGCGCTGCCGACGACATCAAGGCCGCCACCGGCCAGTACGATGCCAGCCTCGGTATACGGTCCAATGAGCGCACGGGTCGGGCCATTTTGGCGCGTGAACGGCAAGGCGACACAGGTACATATCACTTTGTAGATAACTTAGCTCGGGCTATTCGCTATGGGACGCGCCAACTCGTTGATTTGATTCCGAAGATTTACGATACCCAGCGTATTGCGCGAATTATCGGCATTGACGGAGAAACCGCGACGGCTAAGATCAACCCGATGCAGACTGAGCCTGTCCGTCGGGTAACGAACGATGCGGGCATTGTGATCGAGAAGATTTACAACCCGTCTGTCGGTAAGTACGACGTTGCGGTCACGACCGGCCCGTCCTACGCGACCAAGCGTCAGGAAGCCATGGACGCGATGGGGCAAATTCTGCAAGCCAATCCGGCGTTGTGGCAAGTTGCAGGCGACTTGTTTGTCAAGAACATGGACTGGCCTGGTGCTCAAGAAATTGCTAAACGGCTGGCTAAGACGATTGATCCAAAACTAATGGCGGACGAAGACGATCCGGCGCTCCAGGCTGCCCAGCAGCAAATGGAGGCTATGGGGCAAGAAATGCAGATGATGCAAAGCATGCTTCAGCGCGTGCAGCAGTCCATGGAAGCCCGCGAGGTGCAGATCAAGGAGTTTGAAGCCGAGGTCAAGGCGTATGGCGCTGAGACCGATCGCATCAAGGCAGTTGAAAGCGGTTTGAGTGAGGAGCAGATTCAGGACATCATAATGGGCACTTTGGCCGGTATGATGAATAATGGCGAGCTTGTGTCGCCTAGCGCAGAGCGCGAGATGCCTATGCAGCCTGAGATGGGCATGGGGGCGCCGCCGCCTATGCAGCCTGAGATGGGCATGGAAGCCCCGCCGCCGATGCCGCCTGAAATGGGCATGGGAGCACCACCACAATGAGCTGTGAAGTCTTTATTGGGCACATCTTTTTAGCTCGGGATGTTGCCCATTCGACGCATTTAAACACCCGTAACTACGCAAAACATAAGGCTTTGCAAAAGTTTTATGAGGGCGTTATTAAGCTATCGGACGCATTTGCTGAGGCGTATCAAGGCCGGCGCGGGCTAATTGGCCCAATTGCGCTACAGTCGGCTAAAAAGACGAACAATGTGCTCGACTTTTTGCAGGACGAGCTGAAGACGCTTGAGGAAATGCGTTACACGGTTTGTAGTAAAGAGGATACTCCTCTACAAAATTTGATTGATGAGATACTGACGTTGTATCTTACGACCATTTATAAACTGCGCTTCTTAGCGTGAGGGTAGAACATGGAACTTCTTAATCCGATGGCCGATGCCGTATACCCCGGTCGTACGGTAGCGTACACGGGCACCGCTGGCTCCACGGCGACTTGGCAGTCTGGCCCGCAGGGCGTTGTCATCTGGTCAACGACCCCGGCCTACGTTGTAGTTGGTGAGGGCGTCACCGCGACAACCTCCAGCACCCCGATTCCGGCGTTTACGCCGATTCCGTTCATTGTGCCGCAGGGCACTGGCGCGCCTTGGCGAGTAAGTGCAATCCGTGTAGCGGATAGCGGCGACGTGTACGCCAAGCCTATTAACATCCGATGAGTTGGGGTGTTGCACTGCGAAACGGCGTAGCGATTGGCCTTGGAGCCGTCGCAACGTTGTTTTCAGGCACGCGCGACAGCGGAGCTTCGGTTGGCAACTTGCTGACTGAAGCGGGTGACAACTTGGTTCAGGAGGACGGCGGCCAATTGCTGCTGGAGTAACAAACATGTCTATTGTTAAAATTTCAGAACTTCCGGTTGCAACGACGCCGCTGTCCTACACTGAACTAACGGCAATCGTTCAAAACAACGTAACCAAGCAAGTTGCGTTGCAAAACCTTGTTCCGGTTAATACCGCAAACTTTACGGGCACGGGTTCCCAAGTTGCGTACACTCTGCCTGTACAGGTTACTGAAATAGCCACAAACATCTATATCAACGGCGTGTACCAGCAGAAAAACACGTACGCCGTTGCGAACAACATACTTACGTTTTCTGAAGCGCCGCCGTTTACTTCAAAAATTGAAGTAATGTACGCGTAACGAGGTCATCATGGCAGACAAGAAAATATCTCAACTTTCTAGTGCCTCAACCCCGCTTGCGGGCACGGAAGTTTTGCCGATCGTGCAGAGCAGCGCAACGGTTAAAGTTGCTACGAACGATTTGACCGTTAAAAACATTCGTTCTAACGCAACGACCGGAATTCTTCAGGTTGCTGGCCCAGCCGCAGCGGCAACGCGCACAATGACTGTGCCTGATGCAAACTTTACGGTGGCGCGAACGGACGCCGTTAACTCGTTTACCGGCGATCAGACCCTTGCGACCGGCAACCTAGTAATTAGCACGTCTGGCAAAGGTATCGACTTTACTGCTACACCAAGCACAGGCACAAGCGAACTGCTTGATGATTACGAAGAAGGCACTTGGACGCCTACACTTACATACTCAGGTGGTAATGGTGACTTGTCTTATGCAGTACAAGAGGGCCACTATACAAAAGTTGGCAACTCTGTATTTTTTATTGTGCGTTTGCAATTCGGCGAAACTACCGCAAGTGGATACATCGAACAAATAAACAATTTGCCATTTACAAGCAGCACCAACGGCGGCGGCGGTATGTTTATTGACAACATGACTGCGTTAGTTGGTGGCGGTCAATGGCAAATGTTAACTTCAGGAACCGTTATTTATCCGTCAGTCAGCGGT